ATACAGTCGGTGGTATAATACGCACTTATTAAAATGAATTACATAGCTGAAAGAGAACAATACTTAACTCAAGAATTATCAAGAGACGAGTATCGCAGGTTTGTTGAGTATATGGATACTAACAATTTTAATGTTGGATATACAGTTCAAAAACTTGACGAGACTTTTAAGGTGAGGCTAGATGATTCCCCAGTTGTCAATTGGTTTGACATACTGGAGGCTATTGTAATTGACGACTAGGTATACTATGGGAATGCCCTCACTAAACAATACCTTCCTTTAACTCATGGTATCCGACATCCAGTCGGACAAGCTGCCGGTCTTGTGCCACTAACCGGCTTTACATTTGTAGGGCAAATGGAACTTTATTTTAAATCTGAAAAACTAAACCAAGATGTCCAATGGATTTGGACGGACATGGAAAAGGCTTACTGGCAAACTTGGATACCCAAGAAATCTAATATCAAAATCTTAACTGAATTAAAACCAAAAGAAATACAACTTGCAAAGGACGAGTTATGGGATAACTTGCAAGACAGTATTCAGTTTACAAGAGATCAAATTAATTTTAAAAAGCGACAGAAAAGACTTGCATCAAAGTCTTAAATGTGGTATAATCTATGCACTTAATAACTCAAGATGGAGGTAATTTATGTTTGAGTATGTAAAAGGAAAGGCTATGTGGGCTAACATCACATCGCCAAACACGAGGTTCCAACCTCACAAATATGGTTTGACAGTTCTTACTGATCAAGAGACAGCAGACAAGCTAGAAAGCTTCGGTCTATCTCAGGTCAGATCTAGAACCGGACAACTTAAATACGAAGAACCTGCTTTCACATTTTCTAGGAGAGCAGAAAGAAACGATGGTACTTCTAATGATGCACCTAAACTTCTTGATTCTGATGGCAACCAATTAGATTCATTGGTTGGTAATGGTTCAGAAGTTACTGTTAAAATTAAACCATACAAGAATAACTACGGTAGCTTTGCTGAGTTAATTGCTGTTAAAGTAGATAACTTGGTTGAGTATTCCGAAGCTGATTCTGATAACGAGGAATTTTAATATGATCGTTACTATTAAAAATGATGATGGAGAGTTTTTATTTGACATCAATAAAATAGATGATGAAGCTAAGAGACAAGAAGCAGGAGTGATCGTGCAGAAAGTTGGAAATCTTAGTGTTGTTATCGAAGCTTTGGACTTTGCATCTAGAACTCATAGAGCTAACTTAGAACAGTTGCTTATGAGTTGTGATGAAGCAAAGATTGAAAACGAAGATACCACTGATACAGAAACAGAGGAATCTTAATTAATGTTGAGGGCTAACATGGACGATAAAACTTGGGATAAGGTACATCAACCTTGTCCTTTGTGTGGCAGTAGTGATGCTGTCGGAGTTAATCAAGATGGTTCGGCAAAGTGTTTTAGCTGTGGTGAATTTATCTTTGATTATGAAGGAGCATGTAGAGGAAAGGATATGACAACAATAACAAAACCTAAGACTGAGTATAAAGAACTTGACAATGTCAATGAAGGAAGCTTTATTGCTTTGACAGATAGAGGTATTTCTCAAGCTACAGCACAGAAGTACGGAGTTAAAGCAGTACAGAATCTAAAGGGTGAAGTAATCAAACACTTCTATCCTTATTACAATGGACACGAACTTGGTGCAACTAAGATTCGTAACAGTGTAACCAAAGACTTCTTTGTTCAAGGCGGTTATTCAGGTACTGGATTGTTTGGTCAACAACTTTTCAAGAATGGTAAGTACATTACCATCACCGAAGGAGAGTGCGATGCAATGGCAGCCTACGAATTACTAGGTAGTAAGTGGGCTGTTGTTTCTATTAAACGTGGTGCACAAGGAGCAGTCACCGATATTAAAGAAAGCTTAGAGTTCTTTGACGACTTTGAAAATGTTATCATTGCTTTTGATAATGACAAGGCAGGAAAGGATGCAGCTGTCAAAGTTGCTAGACTATTCAAGCCCGGCAAAGCAAAGATACTTTCTTTTCCTAACGGTTGGAAAGATGCTAACGACATGCTCAAGAGCAACAAGCATAAAGAGTTTGTTGAAGCTTGGTGGTCTGCTAAAGTGTACACGCCATCTGGTGTTATCAACATCACTGAACAACGTGATAAGTTTCATAACAGAGAGAAGAAAGAATCTGTTCCTTATCCTTACGAGGGATTGAACAAGAAACTTTATGGTATGAGACAAGGTGAGTTGGTAACACTGACAGGTGGTACAGGTCTTGGTAAGTCTAGTGTTACTAGAGAGATTGAGCATTGGCTTATTAAAGAGACTAAAGATAACGTTGGCATCATCGCACTTGAAGAAGATTGGAGAAGAACGGTTGATGGTATTCTTTCTATTGAAGCTAATGCAAGATTGTACATTGACCATATAAGAGAGAACTTCTCTAAGGAAGAGCTAGATAAATTCTTTGATATTCTATATGATGGTGATAACAAGAACCGAGTATGGATACATTCCCATTTTGGAACTAATGACATTGAAGATATTTTTAGTAAGTTACGCTTTATGATTATTGGTTGTGATTGTAAATGGGTAGTGGTTGATCACTTACACATGTTAGTTTCAGCAGTTAGTGAAGGTGACGAAAGACGAGCCATCGATAACATAATGACAAGGTTACGTAGTATCGTTGAAGAAACTGGAGCAGGAATTATTTTAGTATCTCACTTAAGACGTGTCGATGGAAACAAAGGACACGAGAACGGTATTGAGGTAAGTCTTTCTCACCTTCGTGGGTCAAACAGTATTGCTCAATTATCTGATTGTGTTATTGCACTTGAAAGAAATCAGCAATCTGAAGACCCTGATGAAGCAAGGACAACAAGAATGAGAGTCTTGAAGTCTAGATATACAGGAGATGTTGGGATGGCATGTCGTGTCATTTATGATGGTGATACTGGCAGACTGCGTGAATTATCAGATGCAGATATAACCATAGACGATAGTGTAGGAGAAGCATTTTAATGGACTTAGTATTTGACATAGAAACAGATGATATTAAAGCTACAAAGGTTTGGTGTATTGTGGCACAGAATCCTGACACCAATGAGATATTTAAATTTCCACCTCACAAGCTTGATGATGCATACGAACTCTTAACTAAAGCTGACCGTTTAATTGGTCACAACATTATTGGATTTGATATTCCAATGGTTGAAAAGTTTGGTAACATTAATCTGTCAGGTAAGGATGTCATTGATACTTTAGTCTTGTCACGTCTATTCAATCCAACACGTGAAGGTGGACACAGTCTTGAGAACTGGGGATACAAACTTAACTATAAAAAGATTGAGTTTGAGGAGTACACCGAGTACACACCCGAGATGCTTGAGTACTGTGTCCGAGACGTTCAACTAAACACAATGGTATTTCATGAGTTACGTAAAGAATCTGTAGGTTTTAGTAAAGATAGCATAGCTATTGAACATGGTGTTGCTAAGATTATGAAACAACAAGAAGCAAACGGTTTTAAGTTTGATGAACAATCAGCATTCTTATTACTTGCTGAGTTACGTGAGAAAATGACAGCCATTGAAGACGAAGTACACCGTACATTTAAACCAAGATGGGTTGATGATAAATTAATTACACCTTACATCAAGAAAGATGGCACACTTTCAAAACGTGGATTGACTGATGAAGAGTTTGATAGATGTATATCTACCAACAACTTTAAACCATTCATGCGACAAACTTTACAAGAGTTTAATCTTGGTAGTCGTAAACAGATTGGTGAATATCTTGCTGACTTTGGATGGAAGCCTGATAGATTTACACCAACAGGTCAGCCTATTGTTGACGAGAAAACATTATCAGAGATAACACATATCCATGAAGCTAAACTTATTGCAGACTTTTTAATGCTTCAAAAGCGTATTGCTCAAATTGAATCTTGGATTGATGCTGTTCAAGATGATGGTAGAGTACATGGTTTTGTTATTCCTAATGGCACCATCACTGGAAGAATGACACACAGAAATCCTAACATGGCACAGGTTCCATCAGTAAGTAATCCATACGGTAAAGAATGCCGAGCTTGTTGGACAGTTGATGATGGTAACGTACTTGTTGGTGTTGATGCTAGTGGTCTAGAGATTAGAATGTTAGCACACTATATGGATGATGAAGAATTTACAAAGGAGATATTGGATGGAGATATACACACAGCTAATCAAAGAGCTGCACAACTTGAATCAAGAAATCAGGCGAAGACATTCATCTATGCCCTCATGTACGGAGCAGGAGATGAAAAACTTGGCAAAGTGGTTGGAGGATCTACG